AATTTATTATGTAAAACCAGATTCAGATAAGTAGACAAATTAGAAAGGACGATTACATGTTTATTTATATCACTTATGATACAGAAGGTTTCATCACTGCTTACCAGAATACCGAAGCAGAGGGGTTTACCAAGGTGTTCCTTCTGGATTCATGGATTGCCCAGTTTGCTCAGCATTCCGACAAGTTCCGGTACGACACGGATAAAAAGGTGGTACTAAATCCGGGTAACTTGCCAGAATTATCACTTGATGATTTGAATACCAAGTATTCCGATGTGTTGAAGACTAGTCAGCAAGCGGTAAACTCAGCCACTACCCTGGCACAACAACAAACGGTATCCGCCACCAGTATCAATCAGTTACAGAAGTCAATTACAGCACTTGCACTCAGTCAATCAGCAAAGGAGACGAAATAATATGGTTCAAATTTACACATGGGCATATCAAGATTGGAAAACAATCACCAAGGAAACGTTAGCAACGATCGTGGGACTACCAGATGGGATTACTGCTGACGATTACAAGAACATCACCGGCGATGATTATGTAGCACCAGCAACGCAAGCACCAACAGCTCAAGCACCAACAACGCAAGCAACGACCACAAGCACCACTAACTAGCGTCACTCAGCCAGTTAGTCAGTGCTTTTAATTTGTCCAAAATTGGAGGATAAAAAATGTTCAAAGAAATTACAGATGTGTTCAATTGGCTTAATAATGTGGGAGTATTCGCCTTCTTAATGGTGTTAATTCCCGCCGTGTACAAGCTGGTAAAGCCACTCCTAACTCGTAAGGTTCAGACGGAAAAGAACACCCATGTTAAGCAAGGATTAGAAGTGGGCTTAAACTTGGCGAATACGATTGTTCCAGAAATGGCAGTCATGGCTGGCTTATCTCTGTCTGATCGCAAAAAGGAAGCAATCCGCTTCGTTAATGCTCAATTGACAGCCAATGGTTTCGACTTAGACGCCCAAACTATCTCTGGACTGGTTGAGAAGGCTTACCAAGCTTACAAGGTAGCCGGTGGGGATAATCATGCCCCAGTAGTTACCCCGGCACCAACGGAGGTCATTACCCCATCAGAAGGGACTGATAGCAATGACTAAGAAAATTGTTGACCTATCATCGTACCAATTCGATTCCTTAGCATATATGAAGCAACTCAAGAAGTGGGGTGCTGATGGTATTATGGTCAAGTTAACTGAAGGTACTGGTTATCTCAGTCCCAAGGCTGGTACCCAGATTACTAATGGCTTCAAATTGTTTGATACCGTTGGGGTTTACCATTTCTTCCATGGTCGGGGAACTGCTGAAGCTCAATACTTTCTGGCTTGGGTTAAGAAGATGGGATTAGATAAGTCCACGGTATTAGCTATTGACGTTGAAGCACCAGACTTACCATATTCCACGACCAGTCAGGTTAATGTCTTTCTTCGATACCTAATTGCCCACGGGTACAAGAATGTGATTACGTACGGCTCAGGTAGCTGGTTCAATGCTGGCCGGATTAATCGTTCCCAACTGGTAGATAAGGCAATCTGGGTGGCCGCTTATGGTGTCAGTCAACCGGGGGTAGCTAATGCCAACGCTTGGCAATATACCGATAACTTTCATGGGGTAGATTGCAGTTATGACTTCGATGGTAAGCTGTCTGGTAAGGCTACCAAGGCAACGCCTAAGAAAGCCTCATACTGGGCTGATAATGGCTTGTATGAAGTGATTACCAGTGAGGTTAACGTGTATGGTAAGCCAGCCTTAGACAAGGCTAATAAGCGCCGTATTCACTTCTCAAAGGGAAGCACAATCTATGGTAAGGCTGTCAAGTATGGCAAGGTTTACCGGATTAAGACGGACGTTGGGTACATCTCGGCCAACAGAGACTATGTAAAGCTGGTCAGAAAGTCGGGTGGTAAGTAATGTCCTTTGATCGTTGGATTGAACTAATCACCTTGGCTTTGGCTGTAGTCGCGGGTATCTATGCAGCTTTGATGGTTATCATGAAGCCATTCACAGATCGGCTGCAAGACATTGCTAGAAGCATGGAACATAGCAGCCAGCGAATTGAGCGGCTATTTAATTTGCAAAATACGCTGCGTGAAGATTTAATTACTAGCAGAAGCGAGCATAAAGTTATTAACGAGCGCTTAGACAATGTTGAAAATGATGTACGTGAATTAAAAAGTAAATAGTGTTAGGGTTAAGTTAATCCTACAAAATTGGCACAACCCAAAAAGCCACTCATCTCATCACGAGGTGGGTGGCTTTTTTTGTGTGCATTCTGCTTCATTTAAACGGACAAGTATACGTCTAAAAGCTGAACGTGTCGTCTGAGGGCGCAGCGCCGTTCGTTAATCTGGTAGTTCTACAAGATGATCGTTCTATAGAACTATAGATCTATAGATGCTTAAAAATCGTGCATATTTTGTTGAACAGCTCTAACACTATCTATTACCAATTTTTTACTTTGGTTCGGCATATTTTGAACATAGCTTTCAACGATTTCGTTGAGAACCTCATAGTTTCGCTTATTTTCAATGGTAGCTATTTGCTTTATGGCCATATGAGTGTCTAATTGTGCCTGGACAGACTTTGGAGTATCTTTTGCTGTCAATCTACGTTTTGGCTTAATTAGTACTTGGTCATTTGGCATGCTTCTGTGTTGTTCTTCAAATTTTTGTGGCTCAATTTTCTGAGGTCGTGTGGTTTTATTCTTTCTAGTTTCTCCAAAAGCACCTAATCCCATTTTATCGTTAGCAGTCATTTTTTTAGCCTCTAATTAATTTTAAACGTTCTAATAATTCATCTACAACCAAATCATAAAGATGGTGAACCCTTCTGTCGTTTATGTCATGGCTAGCATTATTTGTTATACCAGTGCGATCAAATCGTTTTAATCTAGCCATCTGACGCACCTTTTGTTTAAACATGTTTGCATGGCCGAAGCTTGTAGTTGCATCTTCGATAACGTCTAAATCTAAATCATTTCCGTTTTGTTGTAAGACAGGTAAAACGCCTAACAAATCAATGTCGAGAGAGTAATCGTCTTTGATTTGCAATAAGTGCTTAACGTATGTTTCTGCCCCTCGCAATGAGCGCTCTTGGGTTTGCAAAATAACAATAACGTAATCACTTGCAACCAAAGCGGAATCAGTAAATTTGTTTAATTGTGGGGGAACGTCTAATATTACAAAATCATATTTACTTGAAATTTTTGATAATAGTTTAGAGAAATAATGATCTTGTGTGTAGTCATCAGGAAACGAAGAGCTCAGAAATTTATCATAGTTCTGCAAATCATCATCCGAAGGAAGTAAATCTAAGTTATCATTTACATGAACGACTGCATTTTCTAAACTACCTTTTTTTAAAGCAACTTCAAGCGTTTCGCTAAAATCAGGTTTAGTTCCATACACTTGGCTCATTGTTGTAAACAGCAAGTCTGTAGCATTAGCTTGTGGATCAAGATCTACTATTAAGGATTTTTTCCCTCTATTGGATAAGGTGTAAGCAATCATAACAGCATTAGTTGTTTTTCCAACTCCACCTTTAAAATTCCCGGTTGTAATAGTTGTGGTCAACATAGACACATCCTTTTGGGAAAAATTATAGCACAAAAAAATAAAATTCTATAGAAAATTTTATTCAAATCTATAGAACTATAGAAATGAACATCTATAGAACTATAGATCTATAGATCTATAGTTCTAATAAATAGCGAATATTGCCGACATAGCAGCTCTATAGAACTATAGATTTATAGAACTATAGAAATGAACATCTATAGATTTATAGAACTATAGATTTATAGAATTATAGATTACACGGTTCTATAGAACTATGTAAAAAGTGCCTTTACTTGTTCTTGCTATTGAGATATTATTTAGACATAAAATAGAACATAAAAAAACACCCACCGACAGGCATCGGTGAGCGCCACAAAGATAAATTTAATTTAGTTATTATTATATCATGGCCGGTGCGATTTTTAAAGCCCTAGGGGACAAGCTGGGGTCTAAATCCAAGGGGACACGTTTGCCAGTGCGACTTCAATAAGTCTGGCTATACCACAACAAGGCTATCTGTACGGCTGGGTGGTGAATGGTGAGCGCGACCATTAACGGCGCGGGTGGTAAAACGAAGCTTCGGCTTGGTGCCACTGATTAGTTGATGATCGAACAAAAATAAATACGTATCGTCAACGCCTGCTAGGGCGTTTTTTAGTAGGTTAAACCGAAAACGTAGGTTTATAATGAGTGGTGGTAGCAATACCGCAATTGTACAGACAAGCGACGGGCGTTAACGACCGACGAACTAAGGGGAAACCTTAGCGTAGAATTGTACTCTGGTTCAGTTATTCCAAATAGCTGATTCCAGGGAACAATTCTGCGCTCAAAACGTCACTCCCTCTAAACTAAATGGAAAACCATAACCCGTCAACATTAAATTCATAATGGTTAGGAGTTTTTTTGTTGAGTACACATGCTATTTATTTAAATGATTTGTTAGGTTTGTCTAACCTAGAAAATGTAAAAATTAAGTTTAATCAATGGAATACCGAAGAAGATCCAATAGACGTGTTTCAAGCGAATCCTGAGCTGATTAATAATCAATGGTTATTTTGGAGAAATCAGAAACGTTATTTTAATGTTAATGATGTTGCAATTAATTTGGTTAAAGTAAAGGGAGATATTTATCTTCTGACAACAGTTAAATTAGTTACGGAAGAGTTAGGTGTAATTCATGGAATAAATTATGCTGGAAAGGAATTAAAACGGTATCGTCCATTATATGGAAGGGTTTTAATTAAATATCATAAAGATTTCCAAGCTTCAGTTGTTAACGCGGAAAGTAAACTTGAAAAATTGGTTGTTTCTCAAGTTTTACCAGATGTATATAAGAATGATGGTTTTCCAGGTTATGATAGTGTATGCCTTTCATATCAGCAGTTAAAGTTGGTATTAGAAAAAAATAAAAGTGAGTGGATTACCGCTCTTTCAAATCAAAAAGCGGTATATTTAATTCGTGATGTATCTAATGGAAAGCTATATGTTGGTTCTGCAACTAGTAAAAACGGCATGCTTTTAGATAGATGGAGAAGCTACATTAGTAATGGTCACGGTGGGAATAAGTGCCTACAGGAGCTTATTAAAGAAGCTGGATTTGAATATGTGAAAAAGAATTTTCAATATTCAATATTAGAAAATTATAATTCAAGAGTGGATGATTCATTTATTTTGCGTCGTGAGTCTTGGTGGAAGAAAGTGTTTGATTCCAGAAATAAAAAATTTGGATACAATGAAAATTAGAATAATTTTCATTGGTTTATACACTGATTATAGGTAAAGGTATAGCCGTTTGAATGGCTAACTTCACAAAGTGGATTTTCTGATTTTTCGGGCGATTTTCACCTATACCAATCCCACACCGGCAATTTTCACAAAGGCCAAATAACGGATCGTTGTTTTATCAGGGCATGAAGGGTTTACTTGGGATAAGCCGCCTTATGTAAAGTAAGAATCGGTATAGCTAATTGTATTATCAACCATAGCATGTTAATCAATGAGATGATGGTAAGTGTTATTAGGTTTGCTTGTTCTCTACTACTGTTAGTAACTTAATGGAAACGTTCTTCTTTCTATTCTTATTGACATTATATTAAATAAATGTTAGTCCATATTAAGAGATTTCTTTAGAGTTGGCTTTCTTCCTTCTTTGAAGATTTGACGCTCCTTCAAGCAGGGCGTCCTTTTTTGTTACAAATATTTCATCGTCATTGCTTTTTTGCTACATATAAGATATAATTACTCCTGCATAGATGAATCCATGATTTCTTCCCTTCCGCTGACCTGTTGGAGGGTTTTTTATGCACTTTTTTGGTAATTGTGACTTTTTTGTGAATTTGTTAAAGTTTTCTTTTGGCATAGTCAGTAACGTATGTTATAATTGCCGTTAGCAAGAATGATTGTGGACATTTACATAATGTTTTTGCTAAAAAGAAATTATTAGGAGGTTTTCATCTATGCGTTCATCATTCGCAAAGTCTATTTATGTAGGCGCTGCAGTGTTAGGTTTAGCTGGTCTTTCAGCTGTTACTACCACTACTGCAAGTGCTAAGAGCTATGCAACTGCCGGTGCTTACACCGCTCTTGCAGATAAGAGTCAAAATGTTACTGTAACTGGTACTAATGCCATTTACTCAAAGCCAGGTACTGTTAAGGGTGCCAAGGTCGTTGCTTCTAAGAAGACAGTTGCTAAGTTAGCTGCTTCAAAGAAGTCCAACGACACTTTCTATGCATACGGCACTAAGACCACTAACCGTGGTTCCGTATACTACAAGATCGTTACCATGAACAAGAAGTACCGTGGTTACGTTTACGTAGGTAAGACTGCTGGCACATTTACTGCCGGGATCAAAGCTGCTGAAACTACGACTGCTGCTACTACTCCAGCACGTACTACCGGTTACTACTTGAAGGATGCTTCAAAGCACACTCTTTGGACTGCTCCTAAGAATACCGATATCCATGCCAAGAAGGTTAGCCTTTACGGTGCTTCCAAGACTGATCCATTCACGGTTGACAAGGCCGCTACCAAGACTAAGGAAGGTTCTTTATACTATCACGTAACTGATAGCAAGGATTCTTCAATCTCTGGTTGGATCTACGCTGGTAAGGGTTACGATGCAACTATCACTGATAACACTAAGCAAGACCTTGGTGGACTTTCATTAAATATTTCTGATTCAGCTGCTACATCTGACAACAGTGTTAAGATTGTTTACCGTGCAAACGGCGCACAAGTTGGTACTGCAACTTGGATTACTGCTGCTACTACTACTAAGGCCGGCCAAACGGTTGCAGATCAGGATAACGCTAACGCTGCAAACGTAAAGCTTGCTGATTACATCACTAACAACAAACCTACTGGTTATGCATTAGCATCTGGTGTTGATGCTTCAACTTTGGTAAAAGCTGCTACTTATGGTAACACTGTCTATGTTGATGTTGTTGCTGCTGCAACTTCAAAGATTCAATTGACTGCTGACAATGTTGACAACACTGCATCCACTACGGCTAATGCCGTTGCCGGTGTATTATCCAATGGTGCTAAGTTATCAGCTTCTGACCTTACTGCTACTTTAAGTGCTAAGGGTATTGCTGCTTTGAGTGGTGACAAGGGTACCGTTATTGGCAATAACTTAACTACTATCAGCCAAGGCTTCACTAAGGATACCGCTGTTGGCGATAGTAACAAAGCAGCTTCAGTTAGTGGTACGAAGAACTACTACGCAGCTAATGGTGATGTTTACCACTACGTATTCACGTTCGACCCAACTCACTTCAATACTGACAACCGGAGTGCCACTTATGGTGATACTCTGAAGGCCAGCTTTAAGGCTGTTTTGACTAGTGGTCCGGCTACTACTGCTTCTTCAAACAGCAGCTGGATTGCTTAATTAGTTTAACTAGTTGTTTAAAAGGTAAACCCATTTGGGTTTACCTTTTTTGTACATAAGTATCAAGTTTAAAAGTGTTTTCCCTGCATATTAACAGGTTCAGACAATGTAGGCTTAACCTTTTTGCGTGGCATCTTTTCTTTATGTCGCTTATATAGCAAGTAGAAGCATGTACCGGCAATAATCAACAACGCTGGCCATGACGTAATAATCTTCCAGACGTCAATAAGCAGCATGATGCCTATGATCCACCATATCCACTGTGTGAAGAATTTGTAGCCTGCCCATGTGAACTACTCGGCCATGAATGACCGAGCTTCTGGGAACACTGCTGACTTACACATTAGTGTCTAGCACTACGTGCAGAGGTTACAGCTATTTACCACGGCTCGTTCCGAGCCTAGATAGTCTAGTTAAGCACTTAATATATTCTTTGCAGCATTAATATCACGGTCGTGTTGAACACCGCACTTAGGACAAGTCCATTGGCGAATATCCAATGTATGCTTACCGTCATCATAGCCGCAATCAGAGCATATTTGAGAGGTTTTTCGTGGATTTACAGTGACTAACTGTTTTCCATACCACTCACATTTGTATTCAAGCTGAGAACGTAGTTCCCGCCATGACTGATTAGCAATTGCACGAGCAAGTTTGTGATTACGTAGAAGATTCTTGGTTTTCAAATCTTCAATTTTAATCACATCGTATTGTTCTACCAATTGTTTGGTTAAATTATGCAGATAATTATTGCGCTGATTAGTAATCTTTTCACTGTATTTGGCAACCATATGTTTAGCTTTTAGGTAGTTACTGAAATCAGACAATTCTCGTGGTTCAGCTACTTTGTTATGATGATCCCAAGCAATTTCTTTCATGGCTTGTAATCTTCTACGTGCTAAACGCTTTTCCCAGTAATGTTTCTTTCGAGATAGTGCTTTATCAAAGCGAATAGTTGGATATTTAACTCCATCACTGGTAATCATCAAGTCTGCAACACCCATATCAATACCTACGAAATGGTTGGTTTTGACTAATTCAGCAATGTCAGTATCTACCAACAAGATTGCATAGAACTTGCCAGCGGAAGAAAGACGAATTGTAACGTTTTTAATTTTTCCGAATTTGATTTGACCACATTTGAATCTCATTAATCCTAGTTTTGGCAACTTTATTTGATGTTCGTTTATTAGTCGAATACCCATTTTTGAAGTATAGCTTTGCTTCGGAAATTTACGGGACTTGAACTTGGGGAAACCGCTATGCTCTTTAAAGAACTTTTTATAGGATTCAACTAGATCGTGGTTGGTTGCTTGAAGACTGGTACTTTCAGCTTTTTTGAGCCAAGGGTATTCAATTTTCAAACTAGGCAGTAGATTGTTTAATGTAAAAGCATTTAGGAATGGTGCCTCTGGATTATTCTCATATCGCTTGATCATCATATTTAACATCTTATTCCAAACAAAACGGTTATATCCAAAATTCATTTTAATTTGTGTTTGCTGTTCTTGATTGGGATAGATTCTTAACTTAATACCTTTTAGAACCATCTAATTCACCACCTTTAATTCTAATTATACCAAAATACAAAAAAGAGTTACGGATTCATCTCGTCACTAAAGTAACGAGTTTTCTCCGCTACTAATAATAAACATAATACCGCTGATCCTGAGGACTGGCGGTATTATTTTTTAATCAACTGATTACATAGGACTCGGACCCATGACCAACCACCCGGCTAATCAAACATATGTTCTTTTGAAGTGCTAAGAGAAGCCCCCATGTAGGGGACTCATGAGAATACAACGCCTAATACTTTGACGCCGGTTTCTTTATCAACTTTGATATTAGGATATTTTGGGTTGAGTGATACCAGCGTAGCCTCACCATCAATTACTGACAGCTTTTTCAGATACGCGCAACCGTCCATAACCGCGGCAATGATCTGACCATCACGGTAATCGTCTTCCTTTTTGACGAAGACAACTTGCTTATCCTGATAAACCGGTTCCATTGAGTGGCCGTTAATCTGGAAGGCATAGTCATAATTGCTAGGGACAGGCTTATGAACGGTTACAGTGAATGGCTTAGTAGAATCATCAAGGAACTCACCCACACCTGCAGAGAGGACACCGCTGGCCGTAATTTCGATGGTGTCATCGTCTTTAGGGAATTTGATGACGTTTCGGTTATTGTTTTGCTGGTTATTTAACAAATCTTCTGCAACAGATAGCACCTTTTTTTGGTTAGGTTTGGATAACTTATTATAAATTTCGATTATATTGTTTTTGGTAAAAGTATCTCCAACGATATCACTGGTAGAAACGTTGAACAGGGTAGCCATTAGAGTGATCTTGTCCATTAATGGTTTGTTTCTTCCAGATTCCCAAGCAGAGATAGATGTTGGCCTTACGTTAAGGATAGAAGCCAAATCTTTCTGTGTATATCCGTGAGACTTTCTCAGTTTTTTTATGTTTTGTGATATATTCAAAGTATTCGCTTCCTTTATATTAACTGATTTAAGTGTACACTATAAGTGTATCAAAGTAAACATTTTGGATAAAAAAACCCACAAAAAGGCAAATTTAGCTTGCAACTACACTTCAAGTGTACTACACTATAAATATAGAAACGGAGGTGATTGTATGAAAGATTCGTCAGCCTTTAATATTAGGTCTGCACGTGTCAAGGCTGGTTTTAGTCAAGAACAAATGGCTAACAAATTGAATATGAGCAGACAGACATATCGTGAATATGAAAATGGAAAAATGGTATTTCGAGTAGACAAAGCATGGGAGTTTTCTTGTTTATGCAATATTCCATTTAAGCAAATTATTTTTTTTGATGATAACTACACTTCAAGTGTAGTTATGAAAAGAAAGGAGCAACTAGAATGCACGAAATGACACCATTTAATTTTGAAGGCAATCAAGTACGCACCGTAATGATTGATGATGAACCACATTTTATTGGCAATGACGTAGCAGCAACTTTAGGATATTCGCAACCTGCAAAGGCTATTAGAGAACACGTGAATGAGGAAGACAAAGGGGTGTCTAAAATAGATACCCCTGGTGGAAAACAAACAGTGACAGTCATCAACGAATCTGGCGTGTACGATCTCATCTTCGATGCCAGCCGGCAAGGTAAGAATGCAGATATCCGCCGTAAGGCAACGGAGTTCCGCCACTGGGTAACCAACGACGTTCTCCCGTCAATCCGCAAGACTGGCACGTACATGACGGACGAGAAAGCCTACGCCATCACGCACGATAAAGACGCGTTAGGGGACTTGCTGTTGCAAGCTGGTAATCAGCTTAAGCAAAAGGACTTGGTTATCCAGGAACTTAAGCCTAAAGCAGACTACACCGATAAGATGTTAGCTAATCCAGGATTGGAAACAACATCGGTAATCGCTAAGAACTACGGCTACTCAACGCGTGAGTTTAATAAGCTGCTGCACGGACTGGGCATTCAATACAAGCAAGGCAAAACGTGGTTGCTGTATGCCAAGTATCAGAATCTAGGCTACACGCATGTCGAACCATTTCCGTATAAGGACAGTAAAGGACTGGAACAAGTTCGTAACACAATGAAGTGGACGCAAAAAGGGCAACGTTTCCTTTATGACTTTCTCGAATCAAAGGGAATCATGCCTAAAGTTGAGCAGACAGCATAAGGAAGGAATGGTTATATGTACGAAGTTTATCTGATAGTTGGCTTCCTAGCCTTCTGGCTAGCAGTAATCGTGCTGATCGCCTCAGTCGGTTATCAGCTACGTAAGTCAGTGGTGCGTGCCGGCGGATGGACACCATTTTGGAAGAACTTTTTTGGAATGGAGGATCAACATGAAGGCTAATGTTGGTGACAAGGTCAGTTACGAAGATACGTATGCCGCAGGTATCAAGATGGTGTCTGCTGGTGTTGGCAAAGTAGTAGAACTCAAACCAGACGTTTACGGAAAGTCGAATAAGCAAATTGCTGTCATTAAGCAACGTGGCCATGAGCCATTTGAAATGTTCACTAACGGATTGGAGGTCGTCGATCGATGAAACTATGGCATAAAAAAAGAGTCCTGACCTGGCCGTCAGAACTCGAAAATGAATTGCACTTATCCTATTTCTATAACATTAATTCTACTCCAGACGGGTGGTGGTTGCAATGGCATTAAATGGCGTGACAATTTCTTATACTCGATTTTACCGGCATCAGGACGATACCAGTACGGCTGTTCCCAAGGTGCTAGATACCAACGGCGAGCCATTACTGGTCAGTAGCCGCTATTGGGTCGTTGATGATGAAGATCAGCCGGTCTATATCTACAATGATCTGATCGACATTGATAACTACCTTGAAAACTTTAAGGATGGCGGTCACGACAGCTATCAGAGTGCTGTATTGGCACTCTATGGATATTGCCCAGAGGTGCGGTTGGTCACTTATCTTGGACACAACAAGTTTGAGGAGGAGAAATAATGGATGCACTAGAAAAATATGATTTAGAAAATGACGAAGAAGTAAGCAAACCCAATTTTGAGATCACGGATCTGAGTTCTGCTACGTGGGCGATGCGTAAATATCGCGCACTAGCTGCTAAAGATGATGAACTAAAGAAAGTTGCATTGGAACAAAAGGAATCAATTGATGCTTGGCTCGAATCTAAGTTGCAAGCTAATCAATATAGCCGTGCTTTTTTTGAGGGGCTGTTTGCTGATTATTTAACTAAGTTACGGAAAGATGATCCAAAGGCACGAATCGAGACGCCATTTGGCACAGTTTCGACACGTAAGACACCAACCGGAGTCAATTGGTCGGATGAGACAGTAGTTCAGTCACTGGAAAAACAAGGTTTGAATGATCTAATCAATATCAAAAAAACTCCTGATAAAAAACAAATTAAGAAGCAATTTTATTTTGTTAAGGGCCGTTATGTTAATGATGAAGGACAAATCATCGATGGCGCTTCTGAAAAAGAATCAGTAGAGAATTTGATCGTTAAACCCACAAAGGAGATTTAAACATGAACATCAGCGAACCTACAGAAAATTCAAATGTTTTAGAATCCAGCTCTAAAATTGAAGCTGATTATCAGTTAAAGATAAAGTTGCAGTCGGCTTTTAATAAAGGACTTTCCCATTTTCGCCAGCAAGTTAAGGCGCCCAAAAAGAACGGACATGTTGGCTATAAAACTAAGAGCGGTGGAAAAAACTACGACTATGTATTGCTGGAAGATCTAATTAAAGCAATTGATGAGGGATTAAAAGATACTGGATTGGCTTGGTACCAGGACTGTGAGACAGCTAATGGCGTTGTTCGTGTCCGTACGATTGTCACACATGAAAATGGTTATAGTAAGTCTTCTTCCTGGATGGAATTTAAAACCAGTGGTAACCCACAAGACGTAGGAAGCGCCATGACCTATGCTAAACGTTATTCTTTGGGGACAACATTTGGCGTCAGCTCAGAGGCTGATGACGATGGTCAGCAAGCTAATGATACCACGCCTAATCGGAACAATTCACAACGAAAAAATACAAGTAAACCTGAAGCTTCGACCAAGCAACAACAAACTACTCTTGAGGGCTTATTCAAAGCAATGAGTAAGGCGGCTAACGCACCAATTGAGGCTGTTCGAAATGGTTATTTGGAAAAGGCGGGCGTCAGTCAATCTAATCAACTGTCCCACAGCAAAGCTGAAAGCCTAATTATGCTTGTGATTAGTCAATTAAATAAGCAAACAGAAAAGGGGAATTCTAATGATTAATCGAGTAGTTTTGACCGGACGACTAACCCGCGATGTGGATTTACGGTATACGCAAGGCGGTGATGCTGTAGCTACTTTCAATCTGGCCGTTGACCGGCGGTTCACCAATAAACAAGGTGAGCGCGAAGCTGATTTTGTTATTTGCGTTATTTGGCGCAAGTCGGCAGAAAACTTTGCTAACTTCTTCCACAAAGGATCTCTGGTAGGCATTGAAGGCCGTATTCAAACACGCAACTATGAAAATAAGCAAGGCCAACGTGTATACGTCACAGAAGTTATTGTTGAGAACTTCTCGTTCTTGGAATCAAAAAACTCTACTGGTAACGGTAGTTATCAAAACAATCGGCCGCAGAACAATACGAGTGATCCGTTTGCTAATGACGGCAAGCCCATTGATATTCAAGATAGTGATATTCCGTTCTGATTTGAGGTGATTAAATGCAACGGTCACGATCAAAATACTTTGAACGGAATGGCAAGTCATACTTGTTAGTTGAGCTTGATCATCAGCCTAATTTAGACCATATTGAGACCGTTAGCGGTTCACGTGAACAACTTTACCTAGATTGGGAACTAGCCGACACACGCAAAGCTAGACCACAACAACGGCGTCTATTCTTTGCCCTGTTGAGTGACATTTATACCTGGTCAGGCATGCCTACAGACTTTTTAAAAGAGTTGTTCTACCTGCAATATGAGGAATACACGTTTGGCAAGCAGATTAGCCTGTCAGACACGACAGAATCGTCCGTAAGCGACGCTAACGTGTTACTCGACCTAGTTATCGACTTCATGTTTACGTGGCGTGTACCGTTCAAACAAGGCTATGAATTGCTACCGAGAGAGCAAGAGTATTACCAATATCAGTGTTGCCGGCATCGTCGGTGCATGGTGTGTGGCCGTGAACATTCGGATATTAATCACGTTGATACAGTTGGGTCTGGCCGTGATCGGAATCATCTTGACCATACGCAACTACGAGTTAACTGTTTGTGTCGTGAGCACCATACAGAATGGCATAAGATCGGTCCGACAGCCTTTGGAGAGAAGTATCACATTCCAATTACTGGGATCAAGTTAGACGAAGAGACGTTGAGAAAAATTGGAGTTAGAGGAAATTACCGAGGTGAAACAAATGGGAAATCTGTTAATAAATGAGCCGCCACTACAAGTATTGCCATCATTAGCAGTTAAATTAGAAAGTTCCGACAAGGCATTAATACTCCAGCAAATTCATTATTGGTTGAACAGATCTAACAACATAAGAGATGGATTTAGGTGGATTTATAATAGCGCCGCAAAATGGCATGAACAGTTTCCGTGGCTATCAGAAAAAACAATTCAGCGTTATTTAAAAGACCTTGAAAAACGTGGATTACTAATTACTGGTAACTATAACAAGGCAAAATTTGACCGTACAAAGTGGTACAGAATCGATTATGACGCATTAGACAATTTGGGTTCAGCATTGGGACTGACAGTACCAACGATAGGGACTGAGCGTCCCAATGGAATGGGACTGACAGTCCCCACCAATACCAATAGACTACCAGAGACTACTACAGAGACTACAAAAGAGAATAGTGCAGCTAACGCAGTACCTGAGTTTCCTTGGCAATCTGTAATTGACTATCTCAACGAAAAGACTGGCAAGCATTTCAAACACACTAACACTAACAAGGGATTAGTTATGGCACGACAGCATGATGGATTTAGCGCCGAAGATATGCAAAAAGTGATAGACCATCAATGCAAACTGTGGCTCAACAATAAAGATATGGCTCAGTATTTAAGGCCATCTACTTTATTTAGAGCTAGTAAATTTGAAGGATATTTGAATGCAGTACCTGATGAACCAAAACATGAGGGCCGCGAGTACTGGACGGGAGGTTAACATGGAGCACGTTACTTTTGACCAGGAATATATTCAGCGGCTAGCCAATGCCCACCACGTTGACCTGAACCACTTGCCAACTAAAGAAGAATTAGATCGTAAGACGGCTGAACAAGCAGCTCAACAATTGAAACGGGACAAAATGGCCCAGTACTATAGCTACTCGGTCTGGTCCGGCAACATACCGCTCAAGTTTTCGTTTGGCAACTGGGATATTGCTAAGCAGGACAATCCACACTTAGCCAAGTCATTAGGCAAGAAAGCATTCGTGTTAGCTAAGCAGCTAGAAAACAAAAACTTCAATGTGGTTATGATGGGTGATCGTGGCGTTGGCAAAACGTCTTTAGCACTATCTATGTTGGACCACCTGATGAGCCATGGTCATAGTGGCATGTTTGTATCAACTGCCGAGCTGCTAAGAATGGTCAATGACAAATATGATGACACTTCAATTCGTTCCAAACTGATCAACATAACACGTTCGATGATTGAGGTTGATGTATTGGTACTAGATGATTTTGGCACAGAAGGTGGTATGACTGGCAACATTAAACCGGTTCATAAGGATCTGCAAGACATCATGTATCGGGTATCTAACGCTAGAGTTGATTTTAATCACAACACCGCTAAAGGTATCACCATCATTACGACCAATAACACCAAAGGGCAGCTAAAACAGATGTATGAAGGCAAGTTCATTGATCGCGTATATCCAGATAGCCCGGAACAGCAACTGATTTTTGACGGCATGAAAGGGGTGCGTAGCGTATGAGTGAATGTCCATTGTGTCATGGCACTGGCGTTTTTTACCACTGCACGGCAAGCACCGTAACAGCTATCCCATGTCCCAATTGCAATGAAGCTTTAAAAGAACGACGTAAACATGAATTTGAAGAAATAAGGAACGAAGCAAAACGACTATTGAGGAAGAAGTAAAAGTTATGTCATCAAACAAGGAAATGGCTGAAATTAGAGCTGCTTACGCCAATTATGGCGACGATCCAGATAAGTGGCCGGAAAATGTTAAAAAAGAAATCCGCGGTCAAGATGAGGAACGGCATACGGCAGAAAATAATATCCTACGCCACCTGATTCTCCGTGGATACACCAGCGAATATATTGCACAAGAACGGTCAAAGTCACTGAAATATCTAAAGCAATTACGTGGCAGAATGAAAAGTCGTGACGAATTGGATTACCAAGCCACACCAGATGAATTAACACAGTTGAAATACAACCTCGATCACATGGACAATCCTAGCAACCCAAAAATTGCTAGCGCTATGGGACGCGACAAAGATTGGGTGCGCTGCATGCGAGTGAAGCTACGGGAGGCAGACAATGACAGAAATTAGACCAGACTATTACCGCGGTAGTGATGGCAAAGATTTGTTTGACAGATTTGAGGCTGGACTTTTGTCCCCTGAGGAAACTATCGGCTTTTACAAGGCCAATGCCATCAAGTATCTAACTCGCGAAGCGGATAAAAATGGCGAAGAGGACTTAGATAAGGCCTTGACTTACATTGGTCGGCTAAAACAGTTTAAGTATCCGAAGAATGTTGATACAACTACCGATGAGACGCGCGGAAATTATAAGTTTGATAATGATCGTTACCGAAAACATCAGGAATTAGTTGCTCAGGCATGGCTGGACGGGTATCAAGCGGAGGCACAGCATGACACACGAACAGATTGAGTATCGCAAATACGTGCTACAAGGCATGGCAAGCTATGGTGGCGATGTGGCACAGGCGTTAGTGTGGTGTGGCAATCATTTTATAAAGCTGAGCAACAGCCAGCGCAACGCGATTAACAAGCTGTCAGCGAAGGAAC